GCCTCGTAGTTGGCGATGTCGATCAGGTCCAGGTTCAGCTTTTCGCTGTACCGGTCGAAGATTCCCAGCAGCAGGCTGTCAACCTCGCCCAGCAGCGCCTCAAGCCGCTTGACGTTGTACTCAGTCAGGTCCGACTGGGTGAGCCGGTCCCGAATAGACCGGTCAATCTCCTTGAGGAAGGGGGCGAACTTGCCCGCCTCCCCCGCCTTCAGCTTTTCGAGAAAAACCGCGTGCCGGATCGTGGCATCAAGGATTGCCTGGTTTGCTGCCATTCGGTGCCTCCAGGTTATCCAGGCCCAGGCCATCGGCCTGCTCGCTCAGTTCGCCATCGATCTGCACATCAGTACGCTCCGGTGCAATGAGCCCCAACTTGCGCAGATAGGCGCGTAGATCGGCCTTCGCGAACCCGCCGCTCTGCCAGAGCCCGACAAGCGCGGTGATCATCTGCGGATCAGCCGTCAGCTCTACGAACTCCTGGTTGATCTGGTAGGCGACCTTGTCGGTGCTACCCATGTACTGACCGCACCACATGATCGCCCGGGTGTATGCCTCGCTGACGTTTGCTACGCAGCCGGCTAGCACCGAAGTTGATGCCGACTGGTCGCCGCGGGCCTCGGTCGCCGTCTTGGCCGATATCGAGGCGACGACCATGCGAGCGCCCAACTCGATCATCATCTGGTTCTTGTCGCCCATGGCCTCTTTGGCCAACATGTTTGGCAACGGCTGCGCATACCCGAAGGCGCCACCGGCGGGAAGCAACATGGGCGCCCTGGAGCCAACGTAGATCCCATTTTTCTCCATGTGATCGCGCCAGTTTTCATCAAGCCCGGCGATATAGGGCTGAGCCTGGCCGCACCAGAAAACGCTGTCCTCATAGTCAGCACTGTTCCGGTAATGGCCCAGGTTGATCATGGCGATGTCGTATAGCGGCGACTCGTCAATGGTTGGGTCGTTGTTCTGTGCGCCGACGAAGGTGAACGGGATCTCCTTGAGGCGACCGGTTACACCTTTGGGCTTGAACTCGTCAATGACTGCCAGCGGCCCGCCACCTTTCGGCCCAGACCGACGCCAGACGCGGCAAACAAAGCCGTCATCCTCAAGCGCCAGTTCCCGGTACTGCTCAACTGTCTTGAAGCCGAAACCATCAGGGATCTCCGGTGACTCGCGCAGCACCACCAGGGTAAGCACGCTGTGACCGTTCACCATGCCCGTGCGCCAGTTAATGATGTCTTCAGCACAATAGGACAGGATCACCGAGTGCCCGCCGATACCATCATCCTGGTGATAGTCGGCATACAGGCCATGCCGGCCAGCCTCAAGCACCTTTTCAAGCGTGCCCTGAGAGTGCTGGTAGATGCTCACCCCGGAGCCGTTGGCATTGTCCTGCAGGTATTCCAGCTTCTTCGGTACTGTGAGCGTCGGGTCTTTGTGGAAGGCTAGTCCCAGCAGCCCATTACGGGTGTGCCCTGTCGCATTCTTGAACACCGCCCGCTCGCGGTAAGCCCGGTTCCGGTCTTCGTTCTCTGGCGACTTGTCGTGCGCGTTGATGTACGGAAGCCGCGAGACAACCCGGTGCTGCCCTGCGCAGACGTCACGAACGGTCGCCCAGCGCTCCAGCGTTTCGATGTAATCCGCCCGTTTGAAGGAAACGTCGTTGCTCATCGGGCGAATCCCATTTTGATGGCGGTGACCGGTTTGATGATCGGGTACTCGCGGTGGATGAAGTAGCCGCCGGCGTCGTTCGCGTGATCGATGCCAGCGGTTTTGTCTGGCTCCCCGTTCGCGCCCCACACCTGCTGCTCCAGGCCATCGGCATAGGTCGGACAGGTAAACGGGTTGATCAGGTAGCGGCGCTCGCCCTGCGCGTTGCAGAAGACGGCGTTCATAGCGTTGATTCGGTCCTTCACTGGCGGATTTGCCGCTGGAGCAATGACTGCAAACCCGGCCTGCTTGAGCATGGCCAGGTCGGTGATGCTGGCGTTCACGGACTTGCGTGAGTCGCCCGAAGCATCCGGGTAGATCCTGATTTCGCACGTTTTCTTGAAGTCGTTGCCGTCGTGCTGCCAGTAGCGCTCCTTGATGCGGCGGATCATGTCCGGCGTGTCGTAGCCGTCGATCAGCTCATCCACGGCCCTGGGCAGCCCCTGGTCGCGCTTGACGTGGGTGATAGCCGCCATCTTGCCGACGTTGAAGTCCATACCGATGAACAGAGGCTCGCCGGGCTGCACGGTGTCAAAGCACCCATTCAGCTTTCGGTCGTAGGCCGTGTAGATCGTGCCGGACGTCAGGTTGACGAACTGGCCTTTCAGGTACGCCAGGATCAGCTGTGGCGGGTACGACTCCATCAGCGAGGCGATGTAGTCGTCCGGCAAGTTCAGCTCGTTGTCGAACGTGCTGGCCTGCACCAGGCCGTACATCTCGTTGAGCGATGGCTTGTCACGGAGCTGCTTCACAAACTGCTGGAAGACGAACTTGAAGCCTTCTGGCGTCGTGGTGACGTCCACCCCGTTCTTCAGCCCGGGCAAGTTGTACCGCATCCGGGCAATGATCTTGCGCCAGGCCTGCTGCGCCTTGATTGCGGTCAGCACGTCCAGCTCATCCACCAGGGCATGACCGATCTTGAAACCCACAATGGTCTGCGGCTTCTCCATCGACCGGCAAATCACAGTGCCGCGGTACTGTCGGCCGCTGTAGATGTGAACCTCGTGGTTCGCCTGGTTGATCTTGGTCTTCAACCCCCAGTCATAAGCCACCTCATCCATGGTCGGATAGAAGATGTCCCGGATCTGCGGGTAAGTCGGCGCGAAGTAGCCAGCGTTGACGCCGGGCCACTCCATGAAGTGTTTGCTCAGGGCCGAGCATCCCACCCAGGTCTTGCCTGAGCCGAACCCGGCGACGAACGCACGGAATTTGTGGGGTAGCGTGAGGAACTGAGCCTGGGGAACGTTAAGGCTCGGCATTCGGCTTCCTCGCATCCACCACATCCACCTGAATGCGGGTCGGGATCGCCGGCTCGTCGTCCGGCTCATCCTTCCGAGCACGGTTGACGTACATGTCACCGGTTTCTTTCGCCGCCTGCTCCAAGATCTGCATGGCCAGGACGATGTTCTTCATCGTCTCGGCCCTCTCCACAAAGCGGTTCATGGCGCGGAGCCGGAATGCGCGGTTCGCGATCGGGATCTCTGCCGTCTCTTCGCGGAAACGCTTTCGGGTGTCTTCGAACATCGTCACCCAGCGCTTTGCCAGGCCCTTGCCCGATGCCTTGGTTGGGTCGTGCGTTTCCACATGCTGGCGAGTCACCACCAACCCGAATTCGGTCTTGACGGCCTCCACCACCTGGGAGGGCGTGTCAAAGCACGCCAGGGCCTGAACGATGAAGCTCTTCACCTCATTTTTCAGGGCTGCCATAAATTTTCATCCGTCTAGAGCCTGTCAAGATTCAGGCCGACTTGAGCAGACAGGTTCCGCAGGCCCTCGCAATGTTCAATTTCCCCACCTCGGTAGGACTGTTTGCAGCATCCACCAGGGCCTGCACTTCTCGGCTGGCACCATAGCGACGGACCACACCAACGAACTCCTCAACGTCATGGCCTTGAAGCTTCAGCTTGGGGGCGCCGTCCTGAGTGAAGGCTGGCTGACCGTACTTATCGGTCGCCTGGGCGATGTGATAAAGCTCGTGCTCCAGGAGCGCACAGAACTCTTCGTCGCTGCACTGGGCGCAGTAGTCAGCAGCCAGGGTGATGATGAAAGCCGGCACGTCGCCGAACCAATCACGCATCTGCTGCTCCATTCGAGCCTTCTGCCAACCACCCGCACGGAGCGCTACCTGCTCGGCCTGGCCCAAGACTGTGCGCCCCTGCCTGGCGAAGCTCGACGACGCCCACATGACCCGGATGTCTGCATCCAGTAGGTGGACATGGTCTTCGTTGTGGATGCTGCCAGTGTCGGCAAGGATTTCGGCCTGGAGCCATTCCCACACCTCAGGGGCTGGAGTCAGGCGGATACCGAAGTCAGCCAGATCAACCACTGACGAGGACGGATATGGCCTGTCCATCGAATACTCCTTGCTGATTTTCGGCCTGGTCGTTTAAAGGCTCAATCCAGTGCCGTCACCAGACCAAAGCCGATGAAGGTCATCAACAACGACCCCACGACATGTGTGAGCACCGTAGCAGCAGCCCAGCCAAATCTACCCTCTTGCAGCATGAATACGATCTCAGCGGAGAACGTTGAAAAGGTAGTCAGCCCACCACAGAAGCCCGTGGTCACTAGCAATCGCCACGCAGGATCGAGATCCGGCATCTTGATAAAGAACGCCATGGCGCACCCTATGATGAGCCCGCCAATCAGGTTAACGAGGAGCGTGCCCAGCGGCATGCTGGGGAACGCACCATTGAACTTCAAGGCAAGCGCCCACCGAAGCACACAACCGAAGCTGCCACCAATGATTACCGCTAAGAGAGACTTGTACATTCGAGACTTCCAAAGAGATCTGAGGATCCCTATGGAAAGACAGACGGACGCCTACGCACCCTCCATAGGGTTTGCGTAGGCATCATCAGCCAGAAGGCGGTTATGAGGAGGAATGCCATCTCCTACCCGAATCATATGACAACAGGCAAAAAGCCTCAACACAACTGAAGCAGAGACTGCCTGCCTAAAGCTGAATTTCCCACGCCTTTGATCAATACGTGCCGCACTAACCTGCGGCACACCTCTACCCAGGCTTGGCCGGATCAATGATCACCGCGCAGACCTTGCCACCGGTGTAGATATCTCGCTTCATGGCGGCACGCACCGCCTCTTCAGCGCTTGCCCCCATATCCATTGCAGCCAAGGCATATGCAGCGCCACTGCCGATGGCGTCAGGGTTGGACAGCTCAAGCTCCTGCTTCCAGATGCCTGTCTTGTCGTCATGACCGACCATCATCAGCTTTCCACCATCGACGACAAAGCCCGAGCACTCCACGGGAGCCGGTGACGACGTTCCGAAGTAGGCAGAGATCAAGGCTTTCTCATCGCATACAGCGCCCGACAGGAAGAAGCTGACCCCATCGACAACCTGGCACTTAGGTGCGGCGTCAGAAACGATGCGATCGCTTCGGGTCTGGCGACCGTCATAGGCGATCACACCGTCTTTGTAGGCAATGGTCGTCATCTGAACCCTCACAATTGCGCGCCACGATTTGGCGCATTCGAAAAACGTGGCGCGAATTACTTGTTCCGGCGATCGATCCCACCAGGCGCTTTTTCGTAGCGCAGGCAGTGCTCGCAGTTCAGCGCGCGGCACAGCCATGCCTTCACCGGCCGCCAGTAGGTGACCATGAAGATGTGCCGAGCACCGGCCAGAGCCAGGGACACATGCAGCGTCAGGCCGGCGGTGGTCGGACCGAAGAAGATTTCTTGGTTGCGGCTCATCACGACAAACCCGCTGATGGCGATCGTCGAGTAGATCAGCTTCCCAAGGATGCCGTCCCTCACCTTCCCGCTCAGTACGCACCAGGTAGCCCACAAGGCGATCAGGCCGCAGGCGATGGAGTTGATCAGTTCAAGATTCATGGTGGATTGCCTCCCCCGAACCGCTGGCGGATGAGTGCCCAGAGGTCAGCGGATTTGATGGCTCGATTGATGGCCGCCAGGAGCGAGCCGCCGAATGCGCCCAAGAGGAAGCCGACACCGGCAACAATCTTCGGCTCGGTCACGCCCAGGTAGGTGCTGACCATGCTCGTCAGATAGATCGAGCAGGCCATCCCTGTGATAAGGAAGATCACCCAGGCGCG